TTTCAAGGTCAGATTTTGAGAAATACATTCACAAGACCAAAGACTACATCAGATCAAACGGAAACCTAGTGGTTGAAATAACATGAACGAACCAACCAAAGCCATTCAATACCTAATCGACACCGCACCTTTGTATGCAAAAAGTAAGGCTGACAGAATGTTTTTGGAAGAGTTCCGCAAGTCCCGCAAGGCCCAACTGGCAAGCCAAGCAGGGACTGAGGTTCTTGGCAAGCAGGAAACCTTTGCTTATGCTCACCCCGAATATATTCAAATATTGGAGGGAATCAGGGAGGCGGTAGAAAAAGAGGAAACCTACAGATGGATGATGACCGCAGCACAAGCCAAAATCGAGGTTTGGAGAACCCAACAATACAGTGCTAGATTAGAAGTTAAAGCCACACAATAATGCAATCAAAGAATAAAGCCAAACCTACCGCAGAGGAAAGGTTGCACATTGCCAAAATCAAACTCATGTCGTGCATTATTTGCCAGGCACAAGCCCCAAGCGAATGCCATGAGATAAATCAAGGTCAATGGTTTACATCAATGCCACTTTGTGCAGATTGCCACAGAGGATCGCTTAACGGGATTCATGGTCAACGTAGACTATGGAACGTCTACAAAATGGATGAGCTTGCAGCACTGAACGAGACAATCCGACTATTGATGGACAACAAAAAGCCCTCTAGGATCGATTTAAACGAGTTTTGAGCGGTTTTCTATCATCGGTGCATACCAACTACGCATCCAATCAAAAAAGCCACTAAGATCTTAAATTTTAGACAACAAAAAACCCTCCGTAGAGGGCTTGGGTTTAGCGTTTCCCGCTAAGTATTCGGAGGATTAGGGCAACACAAGCATAGATCATTTTTTCTCCGATATTAAATGATTGTCCCGATAGCATGAATTAAAATCAGGTCTGCCAATTTCAATTTCAACAACATAAATATCATTTCCATATTCATGCCACCAGTCATTTGGCATCTGATAATCTTTTGCGTGATTATTTAATCCCTTTTTTAAATGTTCTTTGGCTAATGTTGCATTTATTGCATAAGCTTCAAAGTGAAAACGTCTAGAATCAAATATGGCTTTATAGTATTTCATTTTTTAACCCCATAATAACAAATATCAGAACAAACACTAATCTCATTTAATGCAGCATTTGTGCATAATTGTTCCAATTCATTTGGAAAACCAAAATAAATAGTTGAATTATTAATATCATCTATTTCACCTTTGTAATGTCTGATAATATTCAAAATAGATTTTGATTTATCTTTGCCTGAAAATTCAGAATTTTCTATTGACAATTGAAATTTATGCATAATGAACACCTTTAATTTGTACAAAACCTGAATGATCCTTTTTAGCCTTACCTTTGGCATAAAGGGCAACAACAACATTTTTCGGTTCAATGTGTCTCACATCGGTGTCATCTCCATCGATAACCTCCCATGAGCGGAAGCTTGAAGGGATATCCTCCCTTTTTTGGAACACTACCGCAACCCTAGAATTATTTTTGTTTGTCAGCCCTTTGATTGAAATGGGCTTTGGGGTAATGTTGGAGAATGAATAGGTCAAATCATAATTTCCATACGTTTTGCCCTGTAAATTTCTTGATGGGTGTTTTGTATAGTCATAGAATTGGACATCGGGAAATAACTGAAAAATCGTTCTACCGATTCCATCAACATCCCCATCAAACAAAATTGGGAAATTCTCCCAAGGGATGTCACTAGTGCCATTTAAACGTACCAAAAGCTTTTGGTCATTATTTCGGGCGGACGTATAGTGCAAACGCCAAATATCCGCACAAAGGGAAAGTAAAAAAGCCCTTTGATTGTTATACCAAAAATCGGTTTTTGCTTGTCTAGCCTTTTGAACCGAATTAAAAGCCCCTCTACCCGCAGAATAGAGGCAGCCATCCATGCAACCCGCTAACCTAGCCAAAGGGCATAGATTCTCATCGGGTGTTAGGTAGAGGATGGCGGTTAGGTAACCAAGCTTCTCACCTTTGACAGTTTTTGTGGACGATGTGCCCAAGAGGGTTTTGTAAGGTAAGCCCTCATTTTGGAGAAGCATTTTGTATGGATTTCGCATATTGACACCTATTAAAAAGTTGAATGAGAGTGCAATTTTAGTGATTTGCGAACACCTGGTGAACTAGGGATTACCCTATGCAGCCGAAAACTATTTGACCAAAATGTCAAAATAAGCAAGCAACCCCACACAGAGGGTTAGACCTACCAAAATAGCGGTGAGAATGTCTTTATGGTTGTCATTCATATTTAGCCCCTTTTATAGTGGATAGGACGTTCGTACAAACCACGTTCATCCCGATAAATGGAAATGTAATAACCAAACCTAGATCCATCGTCATAGGTTTTGCCAATGGTTTGCCCATAGGCTAAAGGTGTTCCATCCCAAGCATGGGAAAGGTTTTCCGCTTCTAAAGCTTCTGACAATGTGGGGAAAAAATTGTTTTTCATGCCTCTCCCCCTTGACGCATTACGCTAAAGAAATGGGTTTCTGTGCCTGAAATGCAATTGCCTAAATCTTGTCTAGTCATGTTCTCTCCATGACTAAAAGGAACAATAGATTTATTTTTAGGATCGATGATCATATAAAGAATGTCATCGAAGCTTGCGTTTTTTGGGTACTCTAAAAGCCACTCATCGATGGCAAACTGTTCGGATTTGGTCATTGTTAACACCTATTAATTGATTGAACACATCAATAGAATAACAACAAAAAAGAAAAAAAACATAGGGATAAACCCTAATAAAGTACAATTAATTTAATTTAATTCTTTTAAGGTTTAACAATGTCTAGACCTCCCAAGATTGACACAATCCAATTCCGCAGAAAACTAGACAACCCCAAACGTCAAATCCTTTTAACAGTTGGACAAGGGAATATCTCCCAAGGTTTCGAGAACCTATTAGCCCTCTACCAACATTTGCATTCATTGGGATATAGGATAGATGAACCATTTGAGAGAGTAGGGTTAGTAACTAACAATGTCGGGAATAAACAACAACCCTAAACAGAGGATTGTCTAATAGACAGGTAAGGGATAGATAGAGGAAAGGATAAGGGAAGCTTGATAAACAAAAATACAAGTACCCTGAAAATGGTGCATCAAAGACTCTCTCCAACATTATGCAAAAAACGCATAACCTTCTAGGCAGCTTACCTGGTTATTTGTACAGTAGGGAAAACCCTAGTGGATAGATGAACAGTACTGTATAAAAAGACATGAGGGTAAACCCTAGGTGATGTATGGGGGGGGAGGGGGTAGGTTGGGTTGGTAGATATTTGTGTACCCCCCTATCCTCTGAAAAGGTAAAAATGAATCCATCCAAGGAGGACAAATGGAACAATTGAAAAGAGGAAGAGGAAGACCAAAGGGAAGCGTCAAGATGACCATACAGAGGTTTGCTGACAATCCACCCCTTGTACTACCTAAGACAGACCATCAACGTCTGAAGGAGCTTAAAGAGCTGATGATTAGGAGTGGAGGTAAGGATGTGGCTCAGAAGGTGATAGAGATAGCCCTTAATGATGACCATCCCCATCAATTGGTAGCTTTAAAGATGTGTCTTGATAGGACTCTACCTGTTTCTTTGTTTGAAAAGGATAAGAGTCAGAGAAGTGCTGTGACCATCAATATCACTGGTTTGGGACAAGAACCAACAATAATCGACACCTCTGAACAACCTGAAGACATCGAGGCTAAATATGGCTGATCTGAACTTCTCTCTTTTGCCCTGGCAACAACAAGTCTTTGCTGACAAAACAAGGTTCAAGGTTGTGGCTGCTGGGCGTAGATGCGGTAAGTCACGTATGGCGGCAGTTACCCTCCTTATTGAGGGACTCAAGTGTCCACAAGGCTCTGCGGTTCTTTACGTTTCACCGACAATGGGGCAATCAAGACAGATTATTTGGGACTTGTTGCTAGACCTTGGTAGAGAGGTTATTCAGAGCAGTCATGTGAACAACCTAGACATTACCCTGATAAACGGGGCTAGGATATACGTTCGGGGTGCGGATAGACCTGATACCCTTCGTGGCGTTAGCTTGACCTATGCCGTTCTCGATGAGGTTGCCGACATCAAACCCGAGGCTTGGGAGCAGGTCATTCGTGCCTCTTTGTCTGACAAGCGTGGGAGAGCCTTGTTTATCGGGACGCCCAAGGGTAGAAACTGGTTCTATGATACCTTTAAACTAGGCGAGTCAGAGGATGATCCTGATTGGAAGTCATGGCACTTCACCACTGCT